GGACCCGCATCGTCCCGGTCCCGTTCTGGAACACCGCATACGCCGTACCGGCGTAGGTCGTGCGGCCTACCCGCACGCTGCAGTCTCCGGTCATGGTCAGCGTGCCGGAGCCGATGCCGTATGCGGTGTTGGCGACATGGAGATTCTCGATCTCAGCGGTCATCGTGCCGCTGCGGCAGACGAGCCCGTCCGTGCCGGCCGTCGCGGTGAGCCGGTCCCGCACGCGCACGACGCTGACGTCCGAGTCTCCGAGGTCCTTCAGGATCGCCACGCCTGCGGCGCAGGAAGCACGAAGCACGTCCACAGATGCATGGTCCGATACGATGACGTTACCGCTGATCGTCGCGCTCGGAGCGTGCAGCTCGACGTATTGCGGTATGGTGAAGTTCTCCGTGTAGATGCCTGCGTCGTCGCAGCGGATCACTATCCGGTTGGCCGCTCCGGGGACCATGGCCGTCGCCAGCGTGATCGCCTGCCCGATCGTGAGCACGGCCTGCTGCCAGCTCGTGCCGGCCAGCGAGTCGTCTCCGTGCTTGCCGACCCATACGGTCTGCACGCCTGCCGCCGAGGACATGCCGCAGGCTCCGTCGATCCAGGCTCCGTCCGCGGTGAGCCACGTGCCGAGCGCCGGCGTCGCTCCCGTCTCATCCGCCTGCCCCGCTGCCGCCGTGCGGTAGACGCCGTTGCCCGGCGTCATCGCTCCGGCCGCGTCGATTCCGTAGACCGCTCCGGTGAACGTCACGGCGCAGAGCGCCCCGTCCGCGACGCTCGACCCGCTGAGCGCTCCTGGAGCGGCGGACGAGACGATGCCGTAGATGTCGGTCGGCGGGTCCGCGTCGTCGGCGAGCTGCACCTGCGGGATCTCCTCGCCTCCGGTCGGCGTGACCGATCCGGTGATGTGGACGAGCTGCCCTACGTCGATCGACGCGCCCTCGTCGTTGACGCAGATCATCGTGCCGCCCCTGGCGGCGATGCGGTCGAGCACGATCATGTTCTTCCACATGCTCGCCACGCCGGCCCAGCCGTAGGAGGCCGACGCCTCGACTGTCTCCTCATAGCCCGGGATCCGCAGCAGCCCGCGGCTGGTCGGCACCGTCGCCGTGGTCGTCTCGTTGACCGAGCTCCCGTCCGCCAGGTAGACGCCGCACTCGATCTGATACGACCCCTCGAGGTCCGGCGTGAAGGTCGGGCTCGCGGCCAGCGGGTCGGACAGCACGGAGGTCGACCCCTCGGGAGGGGTGAGCACCCAGTTGTACGTGCTGATCGACCCGGAGTCGACTGCGGCGCTCAGCGTGATGAGCACGCCGCTGTCGGCGTCCAGCTTCGGCCCGGCGGCTCCGTCCAGCTTGATCGTCAATGTGGTCATGTCGTCACCCTATGCAACCGTGATGTCCGCGGCGTCGATCAGGCCGATCTCGTCGTCGGCGATCGTGATCGGCGCCGCGTCGCCGGGCCACGCGACGAACGGCAGCGCGGCCTTGAGCTTCAGCTGGATCTGGACGGTCAGGACGCCGGCTATGTCGCCTGCCGTGCCGTACATCGGCCCCGGGTTGACGTCGTCTCCGACCCTGAGCCCGGCGAAATAGTTCTGCACGCAGGTCTTGATCTGCGCGTCGCCGTCTGCCGGGTACAGGCTCGCATCCACAGTGCGCGTGACCTTCACCGCACAGTCGATGCCCGACGCATATTGCCATGTCAGGGTCTGATCGTAGCCCTGAGAGTCCGTGATCGTCGCCGTGCGGATCGTTCCGGCCGGGTCTCCCCACGCCTCGATGCCTGCAGGCATGCGCTCCCAAATCGTCTGCGCGATCTCGTCTTCCGCGTCCGCGTCCGCCGACAGGTCCGGATAGATGATCGTCCAGAACGACTTGGCCGGCTGGCCCGTGACCGGGTCCGCGGTGATCGCCCGGTTGGAGAGCACGAAGGCGCTCGTCACCTCGTCGATCGCGGCCAGCGCCGCGCGGATCGCCTGATCCGCGGCCGTGCCGGTGATGGACAGAGACTCCTCACGCCGCTGCCTCAGCTCGTCGTCCGTCTCCTCGTCTGTGCCCTGGTCTGTCCATGTCCCGAGAGCTGCGGGGTTGTTCACCGACGTCCAGCCGGCGATCGGATTGACGATATCCTGTATCTGATCAGAGCTGATGCTCAGCTGCCCGGCGGTCTGCGCCTCGACGAGCACGTCGACGTAGCCGACGCCGCCCACCACCCAGGTTCCGCCGGTCGGCTCCGGCAGGATGTTGAACAGATCGCCGGTTGATCCCTTGCGCACGACGCCGGGCGTCGGGTCCGTCCAGTCCGGGATCGTCGTGCCGACCGTGCCGTAGCACCGTACGGTCCCGTTGGCCTTCGTCGCCTCCAGCCGCGTCACGCCGACCAGCGCCGAGACGTTGTCCAGCTGCACCCCGTCCGCGTTGTCCGGATTGAGAGCGTCCCAGACCTCGAGCAGCCCCTGCCACGCCAGATGGATGTTGTATGCGTGGATCGATACAAGTCTGTACAAGTTGGAGCTGGGAGACGTGTCCACGTCGATCCCGAGCCCGTTCGGCGGCGGCTGCTTCAGCCGGGCCAGGATGTCGTCCCGGATCTCCTCGAGCGTCTTGATCTGCAGGCCTCCAGGCCCGAGTCCTGCCGGCATGGCTCACCTATCCCGTAATCAGCGTCGAGTCGACTCCGCCCTCGCCGTCGGCGAGCGTGTATCGGTACTCGACTTCCATCGATCGGTCGTCTCCGAGAGTCAGGTCGATCTCCTCGATCGACGCGACTCCGAGCAGGCCTCGCAGATACCTCTTAAGGAATATCTCCGCCGCCTGCGGCTTGAACGGCTTCATCCGGAACCATTCGCTCCACGGCACTCCTGCGGACAGGTCCATGAACCACTCGCCGCGGTGCAGCCTGAGCGCGATCGTCGAGCGCTGCGGCACGGCTTCGTTGCCTGCGATCAGAGCGATGTCGCCGCCCTCGATCGCCAGGTCGCGCACCGTCTCGTCGATCTTCAGGTCCTGGATGCTCACTTGCCGCCCTCCTGCAGGCGCCTCATGTGCTCGGCGTGATCAGCGGCCGCCTTGTCGCGCGCCAAGCGCTCATGGTACTCAGGCGAGCCCTCCGGGTCGGCGTTGTCGGCGACCCGGCAGACCGTCCGGGCGGCCTGCGCGGCGAATTCGCGCACCTCCATGATTCGCGCCTCGATCGAGCTCGAGTAGCCGTCGATCTTCTCGATCGACCAGTCGGAAGGGTACTCGTAGGCGGCCGCTGACGCCGACAGGTCGTCGAGCGCCTTGCTGATCGCTGCTTCCGCCGCTGCGGCTGCTTCTCTCATGTGATCCTCTCCGAGTCCATGCGCGCGATCCACACGCGCCGTCTGTCGTCCGAGTCGAGCGCGAACCGCTGCGGGTGCAGCCCGACTCCGTTCAAGCTCCGATGGGAGCCGTATGCCTTACAGTACACCAGCCCGCTCGACTCGACAACAACCGAATCGATGACGAACGCATGACCGGCCCATACGCCCCTCGTCCGGCGCCACCACTGGACCACGTCGCCGCGCACCGCGTCCTCCGGATCGAGGATCATGCGCCCCATGCCGGCCTGGACGATCGCACCAGGAGCGCCGTGGATGCGCGCGTCGTTCCTCTCTACCAGGTCTGCCAGCCCGCCGCGCGGGACGTCGCTCATGTTGACCCGCTCTCCGATCGCCGCGGGCAGCCGATAGGACGGGTCGTTCCGGAGCATGGCGATCTGCTTCTCGATCGCCAGCCGGACGAACTCGGAGCAGGGCATGTCCGACCAGCTCAGGTCCCGCATCGTCGAGCCTAGCGAAACGGCGACGTCGTACAGATCGCAGCGCATCAGGGAGCCTCCATGGATGTCAACGCCGCAACAATCTCGGCAAACAGCGGCTGTAGAGCAGCTGCTGTTTGTCCGGTCCCGATGTTTACAAGCGGTCCTGGGGGCGCTCCAATCCGTGCCAAGCCTCCAGTACCTATTATTTCAACCAAATCCCTCAGAATAAACAATATGCTGATAGGGATCGGAATGGGGGGGTACAGCGTTCCGACTCCGGCGGCCATCCCACGAGCCTGTATCTGTCCAATCAAATTGGTCTTAAACTCAGCCCCGAATGATCCTGAAATGGAAATTGCTGCAGCGTTTACAGTCGCATTATCTGCCGCGTTTACAGTCGCATTGCCTCCCGCATCAATCTTGAGCTCCGAGCCGCCCGGTCCGGCGATCACGACCTCGCCCGCCGACTCGTCGAGCCGGACGGAGAAGTCCCCGGATTCGATCACCAGCTGATCCGCTCCCGCCCCTGACTGCGCTCCGTTGAACGGCTCGATCCCCGGCAAAAACACCGCGTCGCTCAGGTCGTAGGTCCGCCTGGACGTCGGCTCGACGTCGTCGCCGCCCAGCGCGAGCCAGTCGTCGATTGACCGCTCGCCGAATATGAGCAGGCCCGTGTCTCCCTCCGAAAGGCCCCAGCTGATCTGGAAGCCGCCGCCGCGCGGGAACGCCACCGGCACGCCCGTGATCGTCGGAGCCTGCCGCGCCTCCCCGTCGGCGAACCGCGCACGCAGCACGGGCCGCACCTTGGCCTTCTTCGCCGCCGCGTCATAGCTCAGCACGACGCCTGGCGTGCTCGTGTGGAGCGCCCTGATCTGCGCCTTGATCGCCTCGGTCAGGATGGACGCGAATTCGATCACCTGTGGCTCCGTCGTCATTCGTTGCCCTCGATCTCGGTGTAGTAGTCAGGCGCCCAGCCCGAGTCTCCGCGGTGCTTGACGGAGAACGGCTTGACGATGCCGGACCATGCGGAGCTCGATATCTGCAGCCGCCGCTTAGGCCTGATCCGGCCGTTGAGCAGACACCTGGCGGAGATGCGGCCGTCGTCCATGCGCTCGACCTGGAGTACCAAGGCGGCTTCTCGGTCATGGGTCCGGCGCGGCAGGCGCTGGACGACGTCGCCCGATCCGCAGGCGTGAGGTGGGCGATCCAGGACGGAGAGCTGACCGTGTGGACGGCGGGCGGCTCGA